GTGGCAGAAGCGGTTCGAGGGTGCGGTCAACCTCTGGCTGGCAGACACCTACGGTGAGGGCACGTTCTTCCAGCTCGACAACCGGGCGCTGCTACGCGGCGATTCGGTCGCCCGGGCGAACCTGTACCGGGCGCTGTTCTCCATGTCGGCGATCACGCCGAACGAGATCCGCGAGCTCGAGGACTTCCCGCTGCTCGAGGAGCCGGAGGCCGACAAGACGTTCCTGCAACTCGGCTTCTCGACGCTGGAGATGGCGGCGAACCAGGCCCAGAAGGGGGCCGCCGGGGCGGTGCAAGTGCCGGCGGATGCCGGCGATTCGATGCCTGTCGATCCATCGGCGGACCCGCTCGCGGCAGCGGCCACCGGGCTCGATATGTCATCGACCGCCCTGAATGGGGCGCAGGTCACGGCACTCGTCGCCGTCCTCCAGCAAGTTTCGCAAGGACTGCTCACCGAGGAGTCGGCTGTGGCCCTCATTCAGGCCGCGTTCCCGACCGTGAGCTACGAAGCCGCAAAGAAGATCGTGTCCGGTGCGATGCCAGCACCTTCGCAACAGGGGGCATGAAATGGAACCGCTCGTCGAACGCCGCTATCTCCTGATCGAGGACTACCCGGACGCCCTGCGGGTTCACCGGCGAGACGACAGCGTCCCCCGGATCGGCGGCATCTCGCCGCCATGGGATTCGTGGTCCGTGGACCTTGGGGGATTCAAGGAGCGGTTCCTGCCGACGTCGTTCGACGATCTGCTCGACAGTGCCGGCATTTTGCGATCCAAGTGGGACGTGCCGTTCCTGTTCAACCACGACAACAACCTGATCACGGGCAGGACGTCAAACGGTCGCCTCGAAGTGCGTCGCGGAGACAAGGGGCTGGAGTATCTCCACGCCCCGCTCCAGACAACCCACGGACGCGACCTCGTGATGATGGTCGACGACCGCACGATCAAGGCCGCCTCTTTCGCCTTCACGGCTCACCAAAAGGGAGACGTGTGGGAGGAGGACGACCGTGGGAATGTCACGAGAACCGTGACGCGAGTGTCGGGCCTCTACGACGTGTCCGCAGTCACGAACCCGGCCTACGGAAAGAGTTCGGCGGCGCCGCGTTCGCTGCCGCTCTGGAAGAACGCCCGGAGCGTCCTGGCCCACCGGTCCGAGTCTCGCGGTCTCACGATCTCGCTCGACTTCGACGGCACGTTCACCGCGGCCCCCGGGCTGTGGCGGTCGTTCGTCGCCGATGCCCAGGCCCGCGGAAACCGGGTCGTGTGCATCACGCGACGCGAAGACAACGAGGAGAACCGGGCCGCCCTGCGGACCGCGTTCGGGGATCTTCACGACGAACTTGCCGGCGTGCTGCTCGTCGGGCCGGACCAGCGGAAGCGGTCGGCCGCAGCGGCCGCCGGCATTTCGGTCGACATCTGGGTCGACGACTACCCCGAGGGGATCGTCGAGCCCGCCCAGGCCGGGCCAGCCCAGGCCGCCCCGCGCGGCGTGAAGGTCTCGACGCTCGCCGGTGCCCGGGCCGCGGCGTCGGCCGCCGCCGCCCGGATGCGGATCGCCCTCAGTTCCACGGAGGCCAACCGATGATTTCCGACGCCCCTGTCGCTGTCGCCGCCAACCTCGACGGCGGCCTGCTGTCGAAGGTCCACGCGTTCGTCCTGGCTGCCCAGTCGGCCGCCGCCGGCGGCCTCACGTGGGCCGAGTTCGGCGACCTCATGCTCGCCCTGCTGCGGCTGGTGGTCGCGGGCCTCGACGTCGCCAACGGCCTGACCGGTGCCGCGAAGAAGGCCCTCGCCATGGAAGCCGTGGCGAGCCTGTTCGACGCCGTGGCCGACAAGGCCGTGCCGACGGTCCTCTGGCCGGTGTGGATCCTCGCCCGTCCCGCGGTGCGGTCGCTCGTGCTGGCGCTGGCGTCGGGGGCCGTGGAGCAAGTGCTGCCGCTCGTGAGGCGCTGACGATGCTCGACAACGTCCGGCTGCTCGTGGAGTGGGCTCCCCTGCTCGGCTACGCCAAGCGGCTATCGGCGGCCGTCGACGACCGGCAGCGGGCCGAGGTGATCGCCGACGCCCTGGAGTGGCTCGCGAGCAAGACCGGCAACCGCCTCGACGACGAACTGGCCCGCCACCTGGCGGCCGTGCTGAAGACCCCGCAGGGCGCGGCCCTCGCGGGATGGATCGCCGACAAAGCCGCCGACATGGAGAAGACCCAGTGAACTACGTGACCCTGGCCCAGATCGTGATCGCTGTCGGCCTCGTCGGCTACGGCGTGGTCGTGGGTGTGCAGCAGCTCCGCGGCCGGCTCGGACGGCGGACCCGGACGCCGGTGGACGACCTCCGCCTGGTGATCGACCTCGCGGCCCGGCTCCGGGACAAGGGGCACACCGATGCCGTGGCCGTGTGCGAGCAGCTGACGCATGAGTTGCTGAAGCCGGAGGCCAAGGCACCGTGAGGCCGCTCGCCTTCATCGCCGCTGGCGTGATCCTGCTGACGCTGCCGCGCGTCGAGGGGTGCCGCGTGGACACGAGCGGGTCCGCGACGGCGGCGGTCTACGTCTACGAGAAGGACGATGGCGGCGTGCCGCCGTTCGTGACGGTGGCGGTGAACCGGCTCAACCGCGAGCGGCGGGTGGTCGCCACGCTCCTCGAGGACGACACGACCGACGGCGACGGCGACGTGCCGGAGCAGTATCGCTCCGCCCTGGATGCGGCCCGCAAAGCGGGGCTCCCGGCGGTCGTCGCCCTCTCGGGCCGGACGGTGATCCGGGTGACGCCGCGGCCGGGGAGTGAGGCGGCGGTGATGGAGGCCGTGCCGTGATCATCGACCCGCGCCTGATCGACGTTTTCCCGGCCGAACACGACGGCTACCCGGCCGAGCTGGCCGCGGAGGACACGACCGACGCCCTCCGCGACGTCTGCGGCTCCGCCTCGCGGGAGTTCCCGAAGGCCCTGTGGATCGAGCCGCGCGACTGGGTGGCGAAGGCCAGGGAGAACGACGCGGCCGGGTCGTGGGGCATCAACTTCATCGACCGGTTCACAAATCAAGGGCCGGGGAACGGCGGACAAAACACCCACGAATGCACGGCCCACAGTCTGCGGGCGAACGTCGAGGCGGCCCGCAACCGGGCGCGGGGCGTGAACTACGGCGGGCCGCGGAAGGACTACCGCTACCCCGAGTCGCGCGACTTCGGCTCCGTCTGGCTGTCGCCGCTGTCGGTCTACGCCGAGGCCAACCCGCGGCAGTGGGGCGGGGCGAACGTCCGCCGCGTCCTGGAGATCGCCGTCCGCCGCGGGATGCTGCCGGAGACGGTGCAGCCCTACGACTACCAGTTCCGCCATGCTCTCCACGGCACGACCGGCCGGGGCGGGCTCAACCAGGCCCGCGGCCCATGGACGCCCGTCTCGCGGTTCCCGGCCGGGTGGGAGGAGACGGCCCGGCACTTCCGACCCCTCGAGGTGATCTTCCCGGAGTCCTATGAGCAGGCCGTGTGCCTCGTGCTCCACGGCTACGTCGTGAGCGTGGGCCGCAACGGCCATGCGGTGCCGTGGGCGAAGTGGATCCCAGACCAGCGGCTCATGGCCTATCCCGACTCCTATGACATCGTCCGCTACGACTCCGAGCGGACTGCCCGCTCCGCCTGGCAGGGATCGTTCGCCGTGGCGTCCGTGGCCCTCCCCGATGACTGGAGCCGGCCTGCCGGGTGACCATGCGATCCATCCTCCTCGCGATCCTCCTGGCCGCGACCGCCGCGGCCGCCCCCTGCGGCAACTGCCACGGCGACCGCGTGGTCGGCCCCGGCCCGGTGCGGTTCGCCTGCCCGGTGTGCGAGGGCAGCGGCGAGATCCCGGACCCGCCGGCGCCCCAGTCCCCGCCCGTGGCCGCCGCCGCCACCGGCCCCCGGCCCGCCGTCTGCCGGATCGAGTGCGGGGCCGGCCCGGCGAAGGACTGCGGGACCGGCGTGCTGGTAGAGGCCCGCGACGGCAGGGCTCGCGTGCTCACCGCCTGGCACGTGGTCCGCGACGGCCGCAGCGCGATCACGCTCCGCTGGCCCGACGGCACCAGCGGCCCGGCCCGCGTGGTGGCGTGGGATTCCGCCTGGGACCTCGCTGTCCTTTCGACTGCGGCCCCAGCCGCCGCCCCGATGCCGATCGCGGCCCGGCCCCCGGCCGTCGGCGACCGGCTGACGCTCGCCGGCTACGGGCCGGTTCCGTTCACCTACCGGGAGGCGAGCGGCGAGGTGACCCAGTTCCTCGGCCCGACGGGCCGGTATCCGCAGCACATGCTCGAGGTCCGGGCCGCCGCCCGGCAGGGCGACTCCGGCGGCCCGATCTTCAACTCCCGCGGCGAGCTGGTCGCGGTTCTCTGGGGATCGACCGGCGGCCTCACCTGCGCGAGCCACGTGACCGAGATCCGGCGGATGCTGGGCCAGCCGGTGGCGGCCGCCGTCTGCAAGGACGGGAGGTGCGAGCGATGACCGACTCTGACTACGTCTGGGCCGAGCTGGCCCGCCACCCGATCCGCCGGGCGATGCTCGGCCGCGAGCGGTGCGACGAGATCGCCGCGACGGCCCGCAGGAAGATGCCGCCCGACCGCGTGATGGCAGCCGCCCGCCGCAGCAAAACCGAACGATACATCCGGGTGGACGTGGAGCGTCAGGTCCGCGACGAATACGCCCAGCGGGCCGGGTTCGCGTTCATGACCATGCTGATCATGTGGGCCATCGGGGCCATCGTCCAGGCATTGGTGAAGAAGTGGTGGGAGGAGCACAGGTGAGTACCGAGACAATAGAAATCGCTCTGCGGACAGCCCGCGAGTTTGGGGTTCCGTTCATCGTGCTGGCCGTGCTGCTGTGGCTTCTCCGCGAGGCCGCTCACGCCATGCACCGGACGGTCGTGATTCCTGTGGTCGACGCTCACTCGACCTTCTTGAAGCAAACGACCGCCACGCTGGAGGGCCTCGGCCGCACCCAAGAGCAGCAGGCCGACACGCTCCGCGAGCTGGCCGCCGGCCAGCGCGAGATTCAGTCGGCCATCGGGCGGCTCGCGTGACCGGTCGGCCGCGGTGAGATTTTTTCACGACGGCCTATAGGGCCAATCGGTGGTGCCTTCGTAGGTTGCCGTTCGCGAGATCGACATCGACCACGCATCAACTCCAACCGAGGTAACCATGCCCAGCCCGAAGCTCCGCATCCTGACCGACGAGAGTGTCGCGGTCGAGAACGAGATCAACGCCCTCCGCTCGCTCGAGCCGAAGGATGACGCCGACCGCGAGAGCATCGAAGGCCGTCTGGCCGCCGCCCAGGAGCGGGCCGCCAAGATCGCCGCCGAGGCCAAGCGCGAGGGTGACCTCGACGCCGCGATCGCGTCGATGCAGGCGATCCGCAGCGCGGACAAGTCCCGCGAGGACGTCGAGAAGCAGTTCCGCAAGGACGAAGAGGCCGAGACCCAGCCCGACATCCGGGCCGGCGTGCGGGCCTTCCGTTCGCTGAAGGTCGCCGAGGCAGTCGGCCGCCACCTGTGCGGCCTGGCCGGTCTCAGCAAGCGGGCCATGGGCGAGACCGTGGACGGCTTCGGCGACGACTACGTCGTGACCGAGCTCTATTCCGCGATCGTCAACCGGCTGCAGTACCAGTCGGTGGCGATGCAGCTCGCCTCGATCTTCCGGCCCCGCGGCCAGAAGCTGACCCTGCCCAAGTCCGGCGACGTCACGTTCGGCTTCGCGGCCGAGAACGTGGCGTTCACCGACCAGGACATCTCGACGAGCGGCGCCGACCTGACCCTCTACGAGGGTGGTGCCTCGGTGCCGGTGTCGCGGTCTCTGCTCGATGACTCGCCAATCGACGTCGCCGGCCTGGTGGTCGACCGGTTCAGCCACGGGCTCGCCCGGTGGATGGACAACGTGACGTTCGGCGGCAACACGGCCAACCCGGCGATCACCGGCCTCGCGGCCTCGGTGGTCTCGGGCAACACCGTGACGGTGGCGGCCAACGCCTCCACCACGGCGGCCAACCTCGCCGACGTCGTCGGCAAGGTGGACGAGGCAATCATGGGCACGGGTGCGTGGGTCTGCAGCAAGGCGGGCTA